TTTCGTTTGCTCAACTTCCTGGGGTGGCGATTCCCCATCAATCGAAACAACAACCTCGTCCTCCGCCTCTTGATTGTCTTGCTCAGACTCCTCAACAACTTCTGAGGTTTCCTCCGCAACATCTTCAACAATCTCAAGTTCTTCGGACTGGATGTCTTCCGTATCGTCTGCCTGTTTCATTTTTGATCCCAAACTCACCCGAAATAGGCCGGGTGGATGCCTTTACATAATTCTGAGCCTATTGTAACGGATTGACAATAGGCATTCCTTGTGGTTCAGGAATAACGTTTTGCCGAGATACCTGAGCCGCGTTAATTGCAATATCCTGCTCTGCAATCCCAGCCTTGGCCATTGTTTCAGCCGTCTTAGCCCGCGACAGTTCTGCATCAGCGATCGTCTTGACGGTATCAGCCCGAGCCTTGGCAGCCTTCGCCGTTGCTTCTTCTGCTGCGGCCTGCAGGAAGATTGCATTCGGATCTTGACGACCTTGGGCCTCGGCCTGCATCTCTGCTGCTTCTTCGTCGGTTGGCTTGATAACGCCAGCGCGAACCATCTGTTTGCGGAAATATTCGCGGATGTCGCTGATCCCTTCGCCTTCCATGTTCATCAGCGCCATTGATTGCAGGATCTGTTTGGTCTGTGGGTCGTCAGTAATCGCCAGCATCCCGGTCAGCGCCTTGACCATAGCGGCTCGTTTGCTCTGGCTGCTTGGCCCAACATCAACGTCCACATCGAAATTGGCCGATGTCAAATCGTTTTCAAGCTCGACTTCTCCGGTCTCTCCGATGACTGGCCGCATCATCTCGATCTGTGACGTTTTGCCTTCCGGAGAGACCGTTTTCATCTTGCGGCCTTCCTCGACGTAGATTTCTTTGGCCATCGAGAGCCATATTTCACCGCTACGCCGCTGCCCCTTAGCAAAGTTTGACATGTAGATATAAGCCTGCATGTCAAGACGCTGCTGAATCATCTCCACAGCTTCGCCACTGATGTTTGAGACGACTTTATCGGCACCAGCCTGATTGCCGAGGATCTCTTGCATATCCTGTTCGGTAATCTGTAGCAGTGCGGCCATGGCAGGAGGAACCTGGGGAGGCTTGGTGTAAGCCACAGGCCCGCCGATCTGTTGGGAGCCATCTGGACCCGTGATCGGATTCACCAGCAGGTAAGGATAATCCTTCAGGTTATCTTCGGCCCACATCATTTGATGGCCTGCGACCTGTTCCGGGGTCATGATCGGCTTTTCAACGCTCGACAGCGCGCTGATCTCGCCAAGCTTTGAGAGCTGCATGTTTTTGAGCCGCTGGGCATCCTTAGCCAGCCGAACGTGCCCCATGCACCGCTCGATGTTATCCACGAACCAGCGCTTGCCATACACGGGGACGATAGGGATGCAATTGCCTGCAATGTAGCCAGCATCCTCAAGCACCTTGCCGCCGCTCATGATGTACTTATGTACTTTCTTGCGCTTGATCTTGCGCTGCCTGACCTCGCGAGTACCGATTGCGGCCAGGGTATTCTCTAGCTCTGGATCGTTCTCAAAATCGGCTTCACGGTATTTTTCTTCAGTGCCATCAATAGATTGAAAGATCCGCAGGGTCTCGGACACTTCTTCAACCTCATAGTATTCGGCCACGTAAACAACGTCCGGGGTACACCAGTCGAATTCGAACTGATGAATGATCTTCGGCCAGTCGCTCGGGTCATCGCCCCACGTATCTTTATAAGCCTCGCGGATCATCGAGGTAATGACGTAGCAGTGCTTTGCATCAGCCTTGTCTTGGCGCTTCGCGTTCAAATCAAAGAAAACCGAACTATCAGCATCGAAAATAGGCTCGATCTTGATCCGCTGACGCTCGTTATCCTCATCCGACTCGTCTTCGTACACAGTGCGGAGGCGCCAAGCACCGAAGCCACCAGCAACGGATTCCTCGAATGCGTTATCGTATGCCTCCTCGGCCACAGAGTCTTTCTCATCTGCCCTGAATAGCCCGTCGCAGACATCTGCCAAGCTTTGATCCTGGTCGTCCTTGCTGACGTAATCAACCGTGATCCGATTATTCCGATACTCGTTGATGATTCGAATGACAGCTAGGTGAACCTTGTTCACCTCGAACTTAGGTTTGTTCTCGTAAATATCCTGGAGCGGCCCCTCCCACTGAGCACCGGCCAGCGAATAGAAACGCCGATCCTGCAGGCATTGCAGCCGCTCATCGCGCAGCGCCGATTGAATATCATTAAACTGCCTGAGAGCCCGCTGATGGATGTCCGCGAGTCGCTGCTCTTTAGAAATGCGTGCCATAAATCGCCCCTTTTAGCAAGTTTACCATTTGTTCATGCTCGGGATAGGCACGAAATTAGTTGGCCTCTGCACAACCGCAGCCCGTCGTACCCCCTCGCAAGCGTACCGCAGCGCGTCAATGACGTGATTCTTTTTATCCTGCAGGATCGGAAGAACCTTCCCGGTTAGCGGATCTGTTTTGAAGCTGTAAAAGGTCAGCTCGTCGATTGTGTGGGTGCACCGAGGGTGAACAACGATGTCATAGGATTTAAGCCACTCGATACCCTCCTCGACCGACTTAGCTCCTTTGACTGCAGGCATGATCTTCGGGAAACCGTTTTTACGAAGATGGCTAATCGTCTCAGGCCTCGATGAGTCAGCAACCATCGGCCACCGTTCTGAGTCTGGCACTGTATGAAATAGGCTCGGTGTGTCGACGATCTCGCAGCCCACCTGGTAAGCCTCGTAATCAATATAGAGCGTGCGGCCTACGATATGACAGCGCACTAGAACGGTCGGGTCCGTGGCAAAGCCCCAGTCTGCCCCGAGTCGGTGGATCGCATCTGCGGATGCCTCAAAGTCTTCGATCCTCCAATTCTTGAACACGCGAGAACTGCTGTTCTGAACGTATCCACCGCGCCAAACGTGAGCATATTTGTCAGGGTCGCGGCCTCGGTCGTACTCCATCTCGGCCCGCAAAACGTCCGGGAACCACGGGTTGTCCGAGTAGTTGACTTCAATGACCTTGGCGCTCGGTGGTGGATTCTCGCCACGTAGCAGGGAATCAACCGGGTCTGTAGATTGTGACGGGTTCCATGTGAACCAGAGTTCAGAGCCGGGCTTGCGGATTGTTGGGCGGAGTAGATCCAGGCTTCGCTGCGACAGGCTTTGTGCCTCCTCGACCCATGCGCAATCGTAGCCCTCCAGCGATTTGATAGAGTCAGCCGTGTGATTCTGCATCCCCTGGAAGATGATCGCCCCGTCGCCCTTCTTTGACTTGATGACGGCTTCCTGCACCTCGAAGTAGGCGCCAGCATTCATAGCTTCAATTTTGTTCTCTAGCAATCGTTTGACCGACTGAGCCAGAGATTTCTGAACCTCACGAACGCACACGCTTCGACGTTTCTGATCAAGCAGGTGAGACTCAATCAGCATCTCTGCGAAGAAATGCGACTTGCCCGAGCCTCGTCCTCCGTGTGCGCCTTTGTATCGAGCGGGATCAAGTAGCGGGACGGCCCAGGCTGGGGTCTGGAGTTGCAGCTTACTCATTCGGCTTCAGAATGACGCGCTCAATCGTTTTAATCTCCAGCGGCCCACCGTCTGCCCCAGTGTGCTCAGTGCGATCGGAGTAGACCCGCTTACGATTGCCCTTCAAGATCAGTGCAAGTAGCTGATCGCTGTACATACGCTGCTCGCCGACTTTAGCGCCCTGATACCAAACATCCTGCTCGTATCCCTGTACAGCGCGCCTGTAAGCCTCTGCCTCGGCTTTGTCAATGCCTTCCTCGATTGCATCGTCCCATTCCTCGGAGAATTCCGGGTCGGCCCGTTTATTCCGCCAAGCATTGACGCGGCTGATGCCGGCGGCCTTCGCTGCGTGAGAAATGATCGGGCTTTCCCGAAGATGCTCAAGAAAAATTTTCTTCCAGTCGTATTCTTTGCTGGCCATGATTTCCTGCCTCTGTAGTGGCGCAATCTTGATTGTATCAACGATCTGTGCTAGTCAATAGTTCTCACACTCTGTTGTGAAAAAAGTGTTGACACAGACGCTAGACATACGCTACATTTACATCACTGCGCGACATGACTGACAGACGGCGCAGCAACCAACCAGGAGATAGAACATGTTTACCAGCCAATACGACGAACACATCGCCAGCCAGCCAGACGACAGCCGCTGGGACGGATTCGATCGTGGTGACACGGATTTTCAAGAGCAACAAGGGTCTTGCGTCATCGGACGCATGACCAGCGAAAGTGGTTCCAAAGTGGTCATCACCGAACATTGGTTTGATGGCCGCTCAGGAGCATGGTCTAACTACACGGTTTCAATTGACGGAGCCCTAGTGCATGACACCGATGACCGAGCCAACGCCATCACCGTAGCTCGCTGGTGGATGGCTGGATGCCCAGCCTAACCCACAACCCAGGGGCTCCGGCCCCAGCAACCTAATATGAGAGAACACCATGAACCGCATTGAAAAAATCATCGCCGCACTCACAACCGCTGCTAAAGACCCTGCAGTTACGAATAAACAGGCATGGGACGAATTCATCGACCCAGACGCAACCACCCCATTCGACTCCATCAGTGAAGGGGAGCGGATTGTCTACGTCGCCGCAATGTCAGTTGATGAGTGCCTGCTCGATGGAGAGATGGACGAACTGATCCGCAACGTCTAACCACCGGGGCTTCGGCCCCTTCAATGAAAGCACACCATGAAACGTCGCACCCCCCGTCAAATCCTCGCCGATCTGGCCTTTGCAATCGTCCTCGGCGCCTCATTCGGCGTTGTCTTCGGGCTCTACTTCTAAAACGGCCTCAGAGCCGTTTTTTTTGGTCGGTACATGTCTAGGTAGCAGACTTCCCAAAAAAACGCTCCTATGGCCCTCTAAACTCGTCAGAACATGCCTCAAACCAGAACAGCACACCTCCTGGCCCTCCTCAAGGACGGCCACCCCTTCAGGATCGCCGTGATCCTCACAGGCCACTTTTTTAACGTCCCGGTCCACGTGATCGAGAGGGAGTTTTACCGATGAACTTTTGCCCGAAGTGCGAAGCACCCGCCCGAGTTCTAGAAAAACGCTGGAGCCAAAAAAAAGCCTGCACCCGTCGTCGACTTGGTTGTCCATCTTGCGGTTATAGATTCTCAATATTCGGGGATATTATGATTCCACAAATAGATAATCAATTAGATTCAGAAGGAATGCCACGATATACAGAAACCATCCAAACCCTCGAGGCTCTAGTACGATCCGCCGGAGGTTGCGCCACCATCGACCAAGTCGCCGTCGTCAAGGCATGGCGTTTAATTGACCGTTATAACGCCATTATTAACGGTAAATAATAAGGTCTACCATCCTCCACATTCAGCCCGCCGCGTGCGGGCTTTTCTTTTATTTCCACCACATCCGTCAAAACTGGAACCCGATCCGGGTCAATGTGGCCAGGAAGGCCATCCCACCAGCCTACGCCAACCT